AGGAGATGAGTGTCAACTATACGCCAAACGGTGCATTTAATACATTCGCGCAGTCAAGAACAGGCGGTGGTATGCCAACGCAAATTAATATCCAGTTAACATTTAGAGAGCTGCAAATTCTTACTAAAGAACTTGTTGAAGAGGGTCTATAATGTACTTCAAAGATTTCCCAACATTTTTCTATGAGTTTGAGATCAATGGAGAAAAATCTCTAACGGCTCTCAAAGATATTACAAGAAACATAAGATTTCGTAGAGATATTTTAGCAAACGTCACAGTTTATGATGAGTATGATATCCAGGAGGGAGATACTCCTGAGATAATTTCAGAAAAGGTTTATGGTAGTCCGCAGTACCATTGGGTAGTTATGTTGATGAATGAGAACTACGATTACATTAATGATTTTCCAATGTCCGAACTTGAATTGGAAAAGTATGTTTACCAAAAGTATGGTAATTATACAGAAAATATGGATGATGATCTTCGTGAAGCAGAAAACATACTTGCAAAATTTACAATTCATCACTATGAACGATCAGATGGATTAGTTCTGTTCGACCCAAGTCAATATCCACAAATTTCTTACGAAGTCAAATTTAAGAAAGAGGATAATTCTGGAATTTTGCTTGACGAGTTCGGCAGACAATTAGTTGCTGAGAACTCGGTTGAGGATGTTGTAGATCCACCACAAGTTACCGATAACGATCTTCGTTATCCAGTCACCAACTGGGATCATGAGAGATCAATTAACGAATCCAAACGAAGAATTAAACTTCTTCCAAAAGAATTATTAAATAAAGTTTTACAAGAATTTGAAGAACTATTATAATGCTAAAAGATGAAGTAATTACGTTTGCTGGTGATGTCTCTATTAGAAAAGCAGAGATAGTATCACAGAACGGAACGTATCACAATATAATTCCACAAGTACTTAATGTGCAGATTTTTGAAGATCTGTTCAGTCCATTTATCACAGGCAGTATAATTGTTCGTGAATCTTTAGATTTTGCAAACTTGTTTCCTTTGGTTGGAGAAGAGATCGTTAATTTAGAAATAGCAACTCCATCCTTAAACAAAAGATTAAAAGGTCAATTCTTCATTTATAAAATGTCTGATCGTGATACTCTGGGTGATAAGAGCGTCGTTTACCAACTGCATATTATTTCCAGAGAGTCCGTGATCGATCTCAATAAAAAGATCAGCCGACCATTCTCAGGTAAAGTATCAGAGATTGCTACACAAATATTAAATGAACCTACGGTTGGATTAGAAACTGACAAAAGTGTTATAGTTGAACCTACTGCCAATTCAACAAAATACATTTCAAATTTTTGGAGTCCTGTCCAAAATCTCAATTACTTGTGTTCTACTGGAATCAATAGGAATAATTCCCCAACATTTTTATTCTTTGAAAACAGAGAAGGATTGAACTTTATATCTTTAGATACACTGTATACACCAGAGATATTACAAACCTTTGTTAATGACAAATATGCAAGAGATAACCAGCGTGGGGGTGGCGGAAGTATTAAGAATATTGATGAAGATTTCAAACGTATTCAACAAATAAGAATCCCTCAAACTTTTGATTATATGGATAGAATCAGAAGTGGTATGCAAGCATCTAACCTAATCATGTATGATTTCACTAAGAAGCAGTATTCTGTCAAAACATTTGATATGTTAAAGGGTTATGATGAAAATAAACATATGAACTTTTATCCAGTTATCTCAAATAAGCAAACAAGAAGGGGTGATTCTACATTATTAAGATCATTTAGATATTATGCAAATTTTAGTGGATATGGTGATGTTACAAATAATAATTCTATACAGAAAAGAATCTCTCTTCTTAAGCAGGCAGAAAGTTTTAAGGTAGAAATTGTTGTTCCTGGAAGATGGGACTATACAGTTGGCAAAAAAGTTAATTTGCAATTAACAAGAATAGAGCCATTAACTAAGGAAGATATAGATACTAAAGATAAGTTATATTCTGGAACTTATCTTATAGCAGCTATAAATCATACTGTAACTAAAGAAAAACACGAATGCAGTATTGAATTAATTAGAGAATCATTAAACATAAACTTGAATAGAAAAGCGAAATGAGATTATATACAGGTGTAGTTGAGAATAGAATCGATCCACTAAGTCTTGGACGTTGTCAAGTTAGGATAGTTGGTGTTCATACACACGACAAAAATCAACTACCAACTGATGATTTACCATGGTCTTATCCAATGCAGCCAGTTACCTCTGCTGCTATGAATGGTATTGGTCATACACCAATTGGTCCAGTTGAAGGAACATCAGTAATTGTATTTTTTGCTGATGATGATATGCAGCAACCAATTATGCTTGGTACACTAGGTGGTATTGCTACACCTCCAGGTATTATTGAGTTGGATGGCAATGCACCTTTAACTGGATCTACAAAACTATCTAATCTTAAACTTAGAACTATTCCTGGACCAGTTAGCGGAAATAAACTAACATTTTATGATCCCGAGTTTGGAAGAAATGATCTAACAAAAGATTTAAAAGCCAACATGAAAGTGTTTGGGCATGATATCACTAAAGAAACATTTATTGTTTCTATTAATAGCGGTACTGAAATTACAATTAGTAGTGTGGTATCTAACTACACTGAGAACATTATTTCTTTTGAGGCTGTTCCTAGTAACTTAGACGCAGTTAGACAAAGCGTAGCCCAAACTGGTGTATTAGTTGATGGTTCTGGTAACCCTGTTGTTTCTGGTAGCGGAACACCAATAACAACTGGTTCCTCAGATACACCAAATTCTGCAGCATCTTCAAACTCTTCAATACCAACTATTCCTCCACCAAAATCATCACCACAACCAGCTAAATCTACCGAAGGGATTAAAGCACTTATTGCAGCTTGTGATAAAGTTGGTTTGACAACAAAAGAACAAAAATGTGCTTTGCTTGGGATAGCTGGCGGTGAATCTCGATGGATCCCTCAGTTAGAAAATTTTAATTACAGTGAAGCGCGACTTAAACAAGTTTATTCTTTCGCAACTGATGAAGATGTTCAAAGATATGGTAATGCTACTAAGAAAGGTGTAACAAGAGAAGAATTTTTCTCGTGGGCGTACGGTCCAACCAAACGTGGTAAGAACTTCCTTGGCAATAAAACAGATGCCGATGGTGGCAAGTATTATGGTCGTGGATTTATTCAGTTAACTGGTCGCGCTAATTATGAGAAGTACCAGAAACTTGCCAATCAAACTGGACTGAATATTGACATTGTTAACAATCCAGATTCTCTTGATGCTGATATAAATGTTTCTGCTTTAGTTGCAGCTTTGTACATCAAAGATCGAGTTAAAGGCGTATCACCAAACGATCACCCAAGTTTTTTCTTAGCTGCCAAGAAAGCAGTAGGTGTTAACACTCCAGATATAGCAGCCATTAAACAAAACTACTATGAGTATTTTTATGGACAACCAGGAACTGGAAGTGAAGAAAAAGATGCTGGTCCACCAACTCCGCAACCACCACAAGATGGAGATTCTTCTACACCAAAACCATCACAAGAAAGTTTAAACTCTGGTGCTGCTCTTTATGGATTTAGAGATCCAAACAGCAAATATCCTTTAAGTGAGTATATGGGCGAGCCAGATACAAACAGACTGGCACGCGGAGTTATTGAAGGAACTGTTGTTAAGAAGAAAGATAACACAAGAGTTAAACAAGTACCAAAGGCACTGGGTCAAGGAAATTGGGATCAACCAGAAGCACCTTTTGGTGCAAAGTATCCATACAACAAGGTATTTGAAACAGAATCTGGTCACATTCAAGAGTTTGATGACACACCAGGACAAGAGCGCATTCACACTTTTCATAGATCTGGAACATTCCAAGAAATAGATCCTAACGGCACGCAGGTAAATTATATCGTTGGTGATAACTTTGTTGTTATGGAGCGTAATGGTTGCATTAGTGTCAAGGGTGAGTGTAATTTAACTGTCGAAGGAAATGCAAACATTTACGTTAGAACAGATGCTAATATTGCAGTTGAGAATAACGCAACAGTTGAAGTTAGAAATAACTTATCGATAGGTGTTGCTACGGATACAACTTTGGCAGTTGGCGGTGACATGAAGATGAAGATCGTTGGTGATCTTGATATACAAGCAGCTAACATTAGAGTTAAGTCAGATGGCGAAATAAACACACAGGCAGAAACTGCAATTAATAATAAATCAGAAACTATTAATTATCAGGCAACTGGTACTATGAATATCAAGGGTGGCGCTACAAACATCGAAGCAGAGGGTGCTGCCAATTATCTTTCTGGTGGCTCTACAAATATGGACTACTCAGTTGGTAACTTTGGTAATGGTGCTGGTGGTGCTGCTGATGCTTCTGATGTTGAATCTATTGAATTGCCACCTCCAGTCCTCGGTGATCCTATTAATCCTATAGTTCCTTTCTTAATACCACCAGAGCGCGAGTTCGAAGAGAGAACAGTAGTTGAAACTCCTGATGATTTAGAAACACCAGAAGGGAGAGCAAAACAGGCAGAGGATCAACGTAAAACTGGAGTTGTTGGAGCTCCTGCTCCAGAAGCATCAGAATCTGCTCCAGTTCCAAAGGGTGGAGCTACAACAAAAACTTCAGTAGACTGTTCTATAATTTTCAGTACAAATTCTTTCACTAATGATTATCGTCTATCTAAAAACTTTACACTAGGTATGTTGATTGATGGCGGAGTTGGTGGTAAACATAAACTTGTAGATCAGTTGTTAAAAGAAAATAAAGATTCTGCTGAAAGAATATTTACCACGCAAGAAATTGTATGTAATCTTGCAAATACTGTGCAAAACATACTTGAGCCTGCTCTTGAAGTTCTACCAGGTGGTATTGGTGGATATAAAAAGCAGTGGAAAATCAATTCTGGTTATCGTTTGAAAGGAGTCGTTCCTTTTGAATCACCAACATCAGACCACTGTAAAGGTAGAGCCGTAGATATTGGTCTCATTCTCCCAGACAAATATAATAAAACTTTTGAATTGGTCCAACAAATGGAAAAAGTTTGTTCATATGATCAGATGATCCTTGAATATCGTCACCCAGATTCTATCTGGATTCATGCTTCGTTTAATGCAAACGGTGGGCGTAAAATGGCATTTACTATGGTTAATGATAAAACATTTGACCGAACAAAATTTGTTTTAGTTTCTAATGTTCCACCAAGAGCAGCATAATGGGTTGGTCGGTCGCTGGGCAAGATGAGGGTTCACCTTCTACAACTTTGGGAGAGCACCCAGAACTGCAAAATTTCTCATATAGTATATCATATTTTGAAGGCGAAACAGAACAAGAGCGAGTTTACTTTACCGTAAGGATAACTCCGCAGCAACCGAATGGACCGACAGTTACATTTGCGACTGGAAATCCTGGAGGCATCTCTGGTTATTATAGAGGAATCTTCAACGATACTTTAAAAACTTTATATCGTGACGATTTTAGCGGCAAAGACAAATTAGTTTATAAAACAATAAGAACTTTAGATCCACCAGAAGGTAATATATGGACTAAAGTCGATAGAAATAATTTGTATCAGGTTATTTCATTCACTCCAGATATGACTAGAGAAAGAACTTTAACATATTTGGCTGAAGCATTAAATGTAAACAATACCGTTAGATCATCGCAGGTTTATACGATTTTCGCCAGAGATAGAAACTGGTCGCCAGGACAACAATCACTTTTGGAGCTACTTCAGTATGCCAGCAGTCAGTAGATTAGGAGATATTTCCACGGGGCATGGGTGTTTTCCTCCAACTCCGTTAGTAAATACTCCTGTTGGAAAAACATTCTTCAACGGTATTTTAGCCTGTGTAGTTGGAAGCCAGCATGCGACTCATGTATGTGGCATAGTTGTACATCCGACCCCAGCTAGACCTGTTGTATCTGGAGCTAGTAAGACCTTCATAGAAGGCAGCCCAGCATCTAGAGTTGGCGATCCTATAGGCTGCGGGGATACCTGCGGACAAGGTTCTTCCAATTCTTTCATAGAATAAGCATAAATAATAATTATGGCTCGCTCCACCAGAACTTTCTCAGATTTAGACCTCAATTTTACTGCACATCCAGTAACTGGGGACATTGCCCGTCGTTTCGATGACAATGCTATAAAAACTGCTCTAAAAAACTTAATTCTAACCAATAACTACGAGCGACCATTTCATAGCGAAATAGGGACTCCAATAAAAGGGTTATTATTTGAGCCATATACTCCAATGATGACCACTATGATAGAACGGGCAGTTTACTCTGCAGTTAACACCTTTGAACCAAGAGTTAACCTGGACAATGTTATTGTGAAAGCTGCCCCAGATGAAAATTATGTAACTGTGACTTTGTATTACAGAATATTAAATACACAAAGACCTGCTACGCTAGAGCTAGTATTAGAAAGAACTCGATAAATGGCAACCAACAAATTTATATCAGTTAGTGAACTCGACTTTGATGCGATTAAGACTAACTTAAAAACATATCTGCAGGGACAAGAACAGTTCCAGGACTACGACTTTGAAGGTTCTGGAATGTCAATTCTTTTAGACATCCTCGCATATAATACTCACTACAATGCTCTTTATACAAATCTGGCAGTCAACGAGATGTTTCTTGATTCTGCCAGAAAAAGAAACAGCGTTGTTTCTCTGGCGAAAAGTTTAGGATACTTACCAAACTCAGCTACTGCTTCAACAGCTGTTATTAATCTTACAGTTACCAATCCTGTTGGATTGCCAGCTACCTTAACTCTACCAGAGAAAACTGCTTTTCAAACCGAGATCGATAATAAAACATATACTTTTTACAATCTTGAATCTAAAACGATTTCTCCAATTAATGGACTTTATAGATTTGAACAGATTAGCATTTACGAGGGAACACCTTTAGTTTTTAACTACGAATATAAAACTGGAAATCGCTATATTCTACCAAATAAAAACGTAGATATATCGAAATTAAAAGTTCGTGTTTTAGAAGATCCAATTCTCGGTAAATATTACACGTATACCTTCGCTCAGTATTTAACAGATGTTACAAATACGACTAGAGTTTTCTATCTAAAGGAAATTGATGACGAGTTGTTCGAGGTAGAATTTGGCGATGGCGTTCTTGGTAAAGAACCACCAACAGGATCAAAGATTATTCTTGAATACTTTGTAACTTCAAAAGCAGCAGCAAATGGCGCTTCCTCGTTTACGTTTGCTGGCGATAGTGCTGATGTTGGTAATGGTGTTCCAACAGTGACAGTTCTTTCGGCTGCTGATGGTGGCGCTGAATTAGAAACTATTGATTCGATCAAAACTAATGCTCCACGTTTATTTTCTGCTCAGCAAAGAACTGTCACTGCAGAAGATTATTCAGCAATTATTACAAAACTTTATCCAAACGTACAATCTATTAGCGTTTGGGGTGGCGAGAATAATGTGCCGCCAGCATATGGTAAAGTGTTTATAGCAATCAAACCAATTTCTGGCGACGTTCTTAGTGCATTGACCAAACAGTATATTGTTGATCTACTAAAACAAAGAAATACAGTTTCAATAACACCAGTTATCGTAGATCCAACTATTCTTTATATTGAAATTAAAACAACTGTTTATTATGATGCTACAAGAACTGCCAGCGATCCAAATACATTAGTAACCACAGTTAAAGATACAATTATTGAATATAATGATGAAGAACTTAAGAAGTTCGGTGGTGTGTTTAGATTCTCTAAACTTGGTGGATTAGTAGATGATACTGATGAGGCAATTTTAAGTAATATCACTTCTATCAAACTTCGCAGAGATATCTACCCAACTGGCACAGCAGATCCGTTTAAATATATTGTAAGATTAGATAACCCAATCTATAGAGATCCAGAAGGTGGTAATCATATCATTACATCTG